TCAGTTCAGAGAAATGATCGCCGCCTTCAAGAAAGGTCAGCCATACGGCGGACACGTAAAAGTCTCACAAGGCGAGCCTTCTGCATTTCTTGAAGACCTTCGCGACGATTTTGCCATGAGGGCAATGGTGGCAATGATCGGCCACTACAGTGCCAACGGAGCCGAGAGCATTTGCCAGCAGTACGCGGAGATTGCTGGAGAGGCTTACCGAGTTGCCGACGCCATGCTCGCCGCCCGCACCGCCTGACCCCACACCTAAGACAGGAGAACAGCATGAGCCATACGCCTGGACCTTGGGTCCGCTGCGCTACAAGCCCGAAGATCATCATGTCCGGATCGATTATCGAAGGACATGAGGGCTGCATGATCGGGAGTGTCACTGGCAACGACAATTCCGGCTTCTACGCCAGTGAGGAAAGGCTGAGGCCAACGCAAAGCTGATATCTGCGGCGCCGGAGCTGCTAAACGAACTCAAAAGCCTATACCGCGCTTACGTTCGACTGCTCGAAGCAGGACACGACCGCATCCTCTCCCTTGGAGGTGATTGCGATCCGGTAGACAAGATGGAAAGCGAAGATCAGAACCTTCGCTCGGCTCAAGCAGCCATCGCCAAGGCCACCGCCTAACCGCGCCCTGGCGCATACATACACTGGAGGCGAGATGAGCAAGCGAATCATCCTCACAGGCACTGCCATCGTGAAGTTCAAGAAGATCATCCACGACGTTCCGGACGATGAAGCTGAGGAACTGATCGCGGATTTCAATTTGCAAGAGAGCCAGATCGACGAAGACGACCTGCTCGACATCGAGTCGATCCACGAAATCGAGTGTCAATCGCGTGCCCTGACCGTCTGACTTCCCCGGCAATGACGCCACCATTCAATGGGGATGCGCTCTAGCGAGCCGCAAGAGATCCTGATGGATTGAGCGAATAGGCCCGTTGCTTAGGCGGCGGTGAACAGACTCTGCAGAGTGCCTATGCCGTCTAGCGAACGGCCATCCCCACCCTACCCCTCATTAGCCCGGCAAGTCCGGGCATTTTTCGCCTGTATGACGGGAGCGAGTCGGAACGCTGCCGCATGCACGCGACCACGAGGTCAACCATGAAGAATCCACTGGAACTCTACTGTGACGCCATGCGCCACGGTGCAACCGAGATTTGCATCCAGATCGAGCAGGAAACCGGTCTCTTAGGCTATCCACCAGAGCTGGTCACACTCGGACTAGCCGCCATCCAAGAAGGCAAAGACCCGCACGAAGCTATCGACGCTTATGTCGAGGGAGAGCAGCCATGACCGCAATCCGCAAGCCGCAGGAAGCGTATGACGCGAGGACTACGCCATGACTTACACAGTGAGCATCGAGCAGTACGAACTGAATGTCGAGGTCATCGACTATTCGCCTGGCCGCCCTGGCAGGTACAGCGGGCCTTGGGAGGATTGCTACCCCGACGAGCCGGAAGAGGTGGAATTCGAGGTTGTTTCTGGTCTGGTCTACGACGAGGAAGGCAATGCAAAAGATCTTGGCCGAAACGGGTGCGCGTCGGTTGCAGAGATGTACGCCGAAGACATCGAAGCCCGAATTCTTGATCGGATTCGGGAAGATCGCAACGACGACTTCGACGATCACTGTGATTACGACTGGGAGGCAGCATGACCCGCTACGAGTTCATCAAGCGCGAGATAGAGCTGAGCGCCACGTCGCCATATCCACCAACCCAGATCGCATACACCCGCGGCCTTCTGGCCATGGCTGAGATGGATTGCACCGTAACCCCCGGCGAATCCATCCGGCTTATGGCCGACATCCTGGCCCAGGACAAGGCGCACACCGACAAGATTCTAGGGAGGGCGACATGACAATCACCATCGACCTGACAAAGGCCGCCAAGACCACGTTCTTCGCGGCCTTTTTCGTGGGCGGCATTCTCGCCTTCGCGCTGGCAGTTGTAGGGATGGTGACGCCATGAAGCTCAAGACCATCGACCTCGGCTGGCTCGGCGCTCTTGCTCTGCTGCTCCTGTTCTTCAAGGCCATCGACGTAGCTAACGGATGGACTGCCGAATCTCCGAGTTACCCGGTCACTCACACGGCGCGCAGGTAAGTGCCTTTCCTTCTACCTGGAGAACGATATGAGCCACACACCTGGACCGTGGAGCTGGTCTGATGACTACAAGACTAGTGACGGAAGAAAAACCTTCTCTCTTGTTTGCGACCAATATGAATACGGAATCCTGAGCTGCGACGGAGAGGAGAACAGCCCTCAGTGCTTGGCACGCAAGGCGAGGCTGATGCTCGCTTGATAGCAGCCGCTCCAGAACTTCTGGATGCGCTCCAGCAGTTCGTTGATGCCTGCAAAAAGCAAGACATCAAGCTTGGTGCCATCACTGGATTTGCCGAACACGTAATAGCTAAAGCTACCGGCCAATAACCCCTCCCTTCACTGGCTGCGCGATGCGCGGCAAGGACTCCCCGTGAACGCAGCAACCGAAATTGCCCTCGTACCCAAGGAAAACGCCCTGCAGGTCTACAGCGCCGAGAACGGGCTTGACCCCTACCTGCAGAAGATTCGCGCCGAGATCGACTCCTTCGTGCCAGACGTGAGCACTCGCAAGGGTCGCGAGGCCATCGCCTCCATCGCCTACAAGGTCGCCCGCTCCAAAACTGCCCTGGACGGCGTCGGCAAGGACCTGGTGGCTGAGCTGAAGGAAGTCCCGAAGAAGATCGACGCCGAGCGGAAGCGGATGCGCGATCTGCTGGACAGTTGGCAGGCCGAGGTTCGCAAGCCGCTGACCGAGTGGGAAGAGGCTGAGGCGGCGCGGGTTGCTGCTCACGAGCGCCGCGTCGATGAGCTTCGCTGCACGAACACTGAAGGCCGTACCGCTGCCGAGATCGCATCGGCTATCAGCCTGATTGAAGAGGAAGAGATAGGGCCGGCATGGGAAGAGTTCGAAGCCGAGGCTCACCGCGTGAAGGCAGCAAGCCTCGCCGCCCTGCGTGAAGCCCTGGCCAAGCGCGAGCAGTACGAAGCCGAGCAGGCCGAACTGGAGCGCCTACGCGCCGAGGCCGCCGTTCGCGAGCAGAAAGAGCGCGAGGAACGCATCGCCCGGGAAGCGGCAGAAGCCGAGCGCATCGCCGCTGAACGCCGCGCCCAGGAAGAGCGCGACGCGGCAACTCGCCGTGAAGCTGAAGCCAAAGCTGCTGCTGAGCGCCGCGAGTTGGAACTTAAGCTGGCCGCCGAACAAGCCGAGCGCGAGAAAGTGGAAGCCCAGCACCGCGCTGAACAGGCGGAGCGTGATGCTCAGGCCAAAGCAGAGGCCGCCGCAGCAGCAGAACGCCAGCGCCAAGCCGACGAACAGGCGCGTATTGAACGCGAAGCGGCCGCCCGCGAGGCCGACAAGGCCCACAAGAAAGCCATCAACAACGAAGCCCTGGCGGCCCTCATCGCCGGCGGCATGCCCGAGGAATGCGCCAAGCAGGCGATCACCCTGATCGCTCAGCGCAAGGTTCCTCACATCACGATCAACTACTGAGGTCGCCATGAGCACCGAAATCATCCAGATGCCGGCCCGCGAAAGCGCCGGGATCGTCGCAGGAGAGGTTCATCGTTTCTCGGCCATCGAGATTCGCCAGCGCGTCAACCTGGTCCAGGAAGTGATGCAGGGCATCATGAAGAAGGACACCCACTACGGAACGATCCCTGGAACTCCGAAGCCGACGCTGTACAAGCCCGGCGCCGAGGTCCTGTGCGTCACCTTCCGCGTGGCCCAGGAATACCAGATCGAAGACCTGTCTACGGCGGAGATGGCGCGCTACCGGGTCACCTGCATAGGCGTCCATCAAACCACCGGCATCAAGCTCGGAGAGGGCGTCGGCGAGTGCTCATCCGGCGAAGAGAAGTACAAGTGGCGTGGCGCGATCTGCCCTGAAGAGTTCGACCTGACCCCGGAGAACATGCGTCGGGTGAAATTCTCGAAGTACAAGGGCAACGTCGAGAAGAAGGCCCAGGTACGAACCGAGGCCGCCGACCTCGCCAACACCGTCCTGAAGATGGCCTGTAAGCGCGCCATGATCGCCATGACCCTCAACGTCACTGCTGCCTCCGACATCTTCACGCAGGACATTGAGGATCTTCCGGAAGAGCTGCGTGACCACGAGCCTCATCAGCCGACAACCAATCCAGAACTGACCGCCAAGTGGGTATCCCTCGCCACTGCTGCCGCTTCACCCGAAGCGCTTACCGGCGTCTGGAAGGATGGCGTCAAAGAGATCCAGGCAGCGAAGGATATGCCCGCCTATCACGCCTTCAAGGTCGCCGTCGAGGCACGCGGAAAGGCTCTCAAGGCGGCCGAACAATCTACCCCCGCTAAGCCGGAAGGAGACGCAGATGAAATACCTGACTTCTAACCACCCTCAGGGAACCCCGGAGTGGAAGCAGGACCGTGCAGGCCGGGCAACCGGCTCGCGGGCTAGAGACATCCTGGCGCAGATCAAGTCCGGCGAGGCAGCAGCCCGCCGCGATTACCGCATTCAACTGGTGACCGAGCGCCTGACCGGAGCGCCGGCCGACGACTTCTTTGTCACCAAGGAAATGCAGTGGGGAACCGAGCAAGAGCCCTTCGCCCGCATGGCCTACGAAATGGAGACTGGCCGCATCGTCACTGAGAGCGGCTTTGCCTACCTGCCCGACGTGATGGCCGGCTGCAGCGTGGATGGCTTTGTCGAGGTGGATGGGCGCCTTGGCGTCTGGGAGTCAAAGTGCCCTAAGAGCGCCACGCACATTGGTTACCTGGAGGCCGAGCGCCTGCCCCCGGAGCACAAGCCGCAGATCATGCACAACCTGTGGGTCACAGGGGCCGCGTTCGCCGACTTCGTGTCGTTCGATCCACGCCTGCCCGAACACCTGCAGCTCTTTATCTACCGATATGAGCGTGATGAGGCAGAAATCAGCGCATACGAGCGTGAGGTCCTGAAGTTCATCCGTGAGGTGGACGAAATGGCACAACGACTGACGAGGAAAGCAGCATGAGCCGCGGTGTGAACAAAGCAATCATCATCGGGAACTGCGCCGGAGATCCGGAAGCGCGATTCCTGCCTAACGGCAACGCCGTCACCAATGTAACGGTCGTGACTAACGAAACCTGGAAAGACAAGCAAACTGGGCAGCAACAAGAGCGCGCCGAGTTCCACCGCGTCGTGCTCTTCGGGAAGGTCGCTGAAATAGCCTCGCAGTACCTGCACAAAGGTTCCCAGGTTTACATCGAGGGCACCATCCGCACTCGCAAGTGGCAGGGTCAGGACGGCCAAGACAAGTACACCACCGAAATCGTGGTTGACGTGAACGGCAATATGCAGCTGCTCGGCGGAAAGCTTCCGGCGACGGCCAACAGCAGCCAAGGCAACAGCGCCAGCAACAGGCGCAGAAGTCACAGCAGGCAGCACCGCCGGACGACTTCGACTCCGATATCCCGTTCCGTCCTATGCATCCCCTGGCGGGCGCATGACATCAATCTGGCGTGATTAGAGGGAGCCTCCATGGCTCCCTTTCTTTTTGAGGTGTGCCATGGAAACAGACTTCCCCGAGATTGAAGAACGGTTCGCTGCTGATGCGTGGCGCGAGCCGGTTTACGTAGAGCACCGGATTACGCATGAGGATTTGCAGGCTGCGACTGAGGCTTGGCTGGCGGCTGGAGGGTGCATTACGCAGGTCGAATCAGGCGTACAGAACGCAGTCGGTTCGCAGTTCAACAGCCGGTCTGTCGGCGCATCTCCGGTAGCGTTGCAGGCCGCTGTAGGCCAGTCGCTGGCTGCCAAAGCACGGCAGGCAAAGCGCGCAGTAATCGACACCGAGCGCGTCGAGAAGCTGCAAGTCCTGCTGCTGGGCGAGACCAACCGCGCCGACGTCTGCGCCGCCCTGGAAATCTCCGACAAGATCCTCCAGCGCCTGCTGGAGCAGTACTTCCCCGGCGACAAGGCAGTCGCTCACCTGCGCCGCAAATGGCGCGACGAAGCGCAGCCGAAGGTTGTTCCTCTGCGCGATGACGAATGGAAGCTGGCCCACGGACGCATCGTCAAGATCGATGACGTCCCGCACAAGCGCTGCCCGAGCTGCAAAGAGGACAAGCCCACCAGCCAGTTCTACGAGTGCAGCAGCCACGCCAGCGGCATCAAGACCTACTGCAAGGCCTGCGAGAAGGCGTTAGGCGCCATTCGCTGGGGCAAAGGAGGCAGCAATGAACAACCAAGCGCTGCTTGATCACCCGGAACTTACCATCGAATACCGCGAAGGCGTTGCGTCAAGGCAGCTCCACGAATGCATCGAAGCGTGCCCCTACGGCCTGCACCTGATGTTCGAGCGCAGCCTGTTCCTCGCCGGCTGGCACGACACCGATATGGGCAAAGCCGCACCACTCTACCGGAGGGCAGCAGCATGAAAGGCCTCGACAAGTCACCCGCTCAGTGCCGGATTGAAAAGCTAACTGGCCAGAGCTTCGACGACGTATTCCAAGCAGCCCAGCAGCAAGCCGAAGCAGACGCCCTGCTACGTCGCTGCAAGAACATGACCGGCCAGCTCAGCACCATCGGCGGCCAGCAACTCAGCGAACACATCTGCGAGTACTTCAGGAAGTACGGCGCGCAACGGGAGGCAGCATGACCGAGAAGAAGGTTCCTGAGTGGCTGAGCATTTCTGCCGATATGGCCGTGGTGAAGCTTTCGAAGCCAGTCACCTGCAATGGCGTAGAAGTCGAAGACCTTACCCTGCGCGCTCCAACCGTGCGCGACATCCGCATGGCTAGCCAATTGGCTAACAACGATGAAGATCGAGAACTGTATCTGTTCGCAGCGCTTATCCGCATCGGCCGTGACGAACTTGAAGGCCTAAAGCTCAGCGATTACCAGCGAATCCAGCACGCCTACTTCATGCTGGTTCGGGAGGATTCGGAATGAACCGCGAAGACGTAGCCATGGATGTGACGGTGCAGAACGTTGAGATTCTGCGGGGGCGGCTGGAGCAGGCGGAAGCGCTGCTCCGTGAGATGCGCACCATCTTCAGCATCCCGCCGTACTGGCATGAGCGCATCGACGCACTCCTCGCATTGCGGCAGGGGGAGCGTAACCAATGCGACGGCTGCCAAGCTGGAATTCCGCTGGTAGACGGAGCTCACCGCATTGGTCGCCCGGGTGGCTATCCAGACCTGATGAGATGCCAGAAGGAACGCTACGAGCACCCCGAGCAGGCAGAGGACGACATCAAAAAACTGATCGTTCTTCTGCGCCATGGTGACGCTATGCCGGGTGAGCAGGATCTTGCAGCTGATCACTTGGAGCGACTGTTGAAGGCCGAGCAGGCAGAGGGCGCGCAGGGGGAGCGGAATGGCTGGGGCACCCTGCCGATTGTTCGGGTGCCGTGAATGTCTTCGACCGCGCCGTGATGTGGGTTGAGGATCGCCGCCGCTATGGCGATGACGGCACCATCGTGGACGACTGGAAAGCGCTGAAGGCAATTCAGCGCGCCGCCCTGGCGCAACCCTCCCCGGCGCCGGAGCTGGAGCGGCCGGAGGTGGTGGCGTGGATGTGGCGCGACCTGAACGGAGATATGCAGTTCAACTACATGCACCCAGAAGGCGAACCGCTGATGACCGTCGCCCAGCACGCCGGAATCGTCGCCAAGTGGGCCTCACTGTTCAATCGCGTGCAGGATCGTGCCTACGCCGCCCAGGCCAGGGTGGCGGAGCTGGAGAAGCAGGAGCCGGTGGCGCTTGCCAATCGCGGACTTCATGCGTTCTGGGTGAGGTGGACGGAGGCTGCTGCCGGCCTGTACGGACCCGGTATCAAGCTCTACGCGCACCCGGTCGCCCAGGCTGGGCAGGTGCCGGATGCTTTGCGCGAGGCCGTCGAGTATCTGGACAGCAACCCCTTCAACGAGATCGGAAGCGGCTCAATCCTGCACCGTCAGATGCGCGATGCACTCGCCCGCCGCGCCGGCGCAGGGAATGCCGTCCGAGGCAGAACTTGAGGCTGCCGGTCTCGGCTACCCGCTATCGAAGGAGGAAGCGGTAGCCCGCTGGAATGACCGCAATGTAGCGCAGCCCGCTCAAGGAGGTCGCAATGAATGACGCAATCCGCATCAAGTGCTGGAGCTGCCACGAGGGGATGACCTTGTTCGAGCATGGAGAGGCCGACGGAATGTGCCCGTGCTGTGGCCTTGAGGTCGATATCTCCGAATACCTGGACGAGGCTATCAAACAGAACATCAAACTCGAAGCCGAGGCCCAGGCGCTCAGGGAGGAGCGTGATCGCATCGAGCGTAACCGTGATATGTGGAAGGGGCAATGCGAGCGCCAAGCCGAAAAGCTGGAAGCCCTGCGCGCAAGGTTTGTGGTGCCGGATGGGTATGCGCTTGTGCCGGTTGAGCCAACGCGCGAGATGTTCATTGCCGTCAATAAGGAAGACGACAAGGCATACGCGGGCGGCTGCGATCATGGCGCCCAGTTTGATTGGCTGTGGGATGCAGCGCTGGAAGCGGCTCCGCGCCTCAACGGCAAGGCGGTGAGCGAGGGGCTGTTGCGAAAGCTGCTGGAACTGATTGAGCACGGGGATTTCAGCGAAGGACATTGCATGTGCGGATCGGCGGTCGATTCCCACGGCATCGGCGACGGTCATGCGCCTGTCGATGCGGGCGAGTATTACGCCGGACAAGTGATGGAAGAGCTGCGCGCCCTGCTCGGCGAGGGGAAGGAGGTGAGCGATGTCCTGGTACGCGAGTAGCTGGCAACACATGCTGGCCGTGCGCAACGAAGCAGCAGCAACTGGCAAGGACGCAGCCGCGACGGCAAAGGCTATCGATGACTCCTACCCATACAGCGATCGCAGTGGCTGGGCCTACAAGGCGTGGTTGGAAGCACGCCGCGCCTTCTTCCGTCAGTACAACCTTCCGCTTCGTCGAGCGAAGAAGCCAGCAGCCGACCTCCTCCACCCCTAACCCTTCCCCTTAACGCACACCCTTATGGGAGGCAGAACTGTGCCTGACATTCAAGCAACCTACATCGAAGTGAGCGCCGAAGTGCGCTACTGGGAAGACGCCAAGATCAATGGCGTGGAAGACGAGAATGGCACCCTTACTCCGTTCCGCAGCGGCGACCTCTGGTGCCCGGTGATCCGCCTCGAAGACGGCATGGTCATGGATTGGCCGGCTGGCATGGTCGCGGACATTCACTTCAAGGTCTGCGACGCCGGGCAGTACTGGCTGCTCGACGACAGCCGTCAACGTGTCGCGCAATGGGCAGGCTATTACGTCCCTGATGACTTCCTTTGCCCGACCGAGAACGGTTATGGCGACTACATCATCTTCAAGGTTGGGACCGATGGTCTGATTGCCGGGTGGAGCAAGCCGCAGATCGAATGGG